GGATAATCATATTATATAATGGTATTTTACGATAATTGTCAATATCTTTTATATCTTCTACTATGAAATCAAACATAGAACAACCCAATCTACATAAATCAAAACTATAATTTGGTTCTAATATTGGTTTGTTTTTATTTATAAACGGTTCACAATTATATTGACCATGTGCTGTTCCATTTGGTGAAAAACTATCACTACATAATCGTGTATCTTTATATTCATAAATAGAACGTCCAAAATCAATTAATTTATATAATTTACCATAAGTAGGTACCTTGTAATATTTATTTTTTATTTTATAATATAAATATTCTTCTTTTGTTTCTATATACATAATATTATTGGTATGTAAATCATTATGAGTAAATTTAAATACTTTTTGATATACATATAATATAACAATTACTTGAAACATAGCACTTGTTAATTCTTCTAATTTAATATCATCTTTTTCAAGTAAATCATCTAGAGTATGTTTGCATTTTTCTAAAATAATATTTTGACATGGTATTTGTTTGATGGTCATAACTAATTCTTCAATCATATTTTCATTATCGCTTGAATCATCGTCACTTGAATCATCGTGACTTGAATCATCTTCACTTGAATTATCATCACTTGAATCATCACTTGAATCATCACTTGAATCATCACTTGAATCCTCGTATTCATCGTCGCTTAGTTGTTTTTTATTTTCATGAACTAAATCCATAGATATATCCACAACATTATCTTCTAAATTACATACATTAAAGAGAGATTCGATGGATTCTTCTAAAATTTGGTCTAATTCATCAAATTCTAATTGTACTTCTTCATTCGAAATTTGAATAGGTTCTTTTTTTAGTTTAGATAACATTGAAAAAAGTTGCTCATCTTTGAAATAAAATAATTTATTGATATTTTCATTAAAATAATTAGAATCACATAAATATTCAAAATCATCTACAATATTGATTTCACAATTTTCTTTTATATTGATGTATGTATCCAATACATTTATACTATGTGGAAAATTGTGTTTATTTAATTCACTTGATAACATATAAAAAAAATTATCTACATAAGCATAATTATGTATAGATTGAATATATTCTTCATAAATATTTTCACATTGTCTATTTTTTTGTGGTAATTTCAAAATATCATATTTCTTATATTTACCAATAAAATATTTTACATAGTCTACGAGTGGAATAGACTTAATATAATATTCTTTATAATCATTGTCTCGAGTAATAATCAAATTATTACTATAATCATGAATATTAGTTTGATAATTAATATCAAAAAAGTCTAAAATAGGATTTATGGTTAAAGGTTCCATTTTATTTAGATTTTTATAAAAAATACTTAAATCAAACTAATATATATATGCGTATTGGAATATTACATTATAATATAAGTTAATGTATAATGACATTAAATTTAAAAAAATTTGATATGAAAAGAATTACATTTTTAAAAACTGAAAATAAAGGTCCTGTAGTTGTATTAATTGGAAGACGTGATACAGGTAAAAGTTTTTTGGTCAAAGATTTATTGTTTCATCATGTAGATATACCCATTGGAACCGTCATATCTGGTACAGAAGCAGGAAATGGATTTTATGCAAAACACGTTCCAAAATTATTTATTCATAATGAATATAATACAGGACTTATAGAGAATGTGTTAAAACGACAAAAACAAGTCATCAAACAAGTAAATAAACAAATTGAAACCTTTAAAAAATCAAATATTGATCCAAGAACATTTGTTATATTAGATGATTGTTTGTATGATGCTGGTTGGACGAGAGACAAAATGATGCGTTTATTATTCATGAATGGTCGTCACTGGAAAGTCATGTTGATTATAACTATGCAATATCCTCTTGGTATTCCTCCTACGTTGAGAACTAACATTGATTATGTATTCATTTTAAGAGAACCTTATATTGCAAATCGTAAACGTATTTATGAAAATTATGCTGGTATGTTTCCAACGTTTGAATCATTTTGTCAAGTAATGGACCAATGTACTGAAAATTTTGAATGTTTAGTTATTGATAATAATGTAAAATCAAATCAATTGCAAGAACAAATTTTTTGGTATAAAGCAGAAGAAAGAAAAAATTTCCGTTTGGGGTCCAAACAATTTTGGGAAATGTCAAAAAATCTAGGTTCAGATGATGAAGAAGAATACAACCCGAGTCAATATAAAAGTAAAAAAGGTCCAAGCATTAATGTAAAAAAAACTAAATGGTAAAAAACATTTTATTGTAAAATATATAATGAAAGATACAAAAGTTAATTTATTGACTTATTTATGGGAATTTATCAATCAATCTAAACTATATTATATATTTTATTTATTATTAATACCTATTGTACCATTAATCCATAATTTTATATTACCCATTATTATTGGTGAATTTTATGATTCTATCAAAAATAAAGCCAAATCAATGAAATTACTATTTCAATTCATTATATTTTTGGCTATTATGTATTTTTTACATATTTTAATTAATTTTATGGCGTGGAGAGTTATACCTTCGTTTAGTGAATATTGTATTTTACGTATTTATGAATACATATATTCTAATACATTTTGTAATTATGAAAATATTAATGTAAATGAAATTATCATGAAAATATCAAAAATGTCTACTATATTACATAATTCACTCAAAATGTTTAAAGAAGAAACGTGTCGTGTATTCTTTGGAGTATTCTTTGGATTTATTTATTTTTATAAATTAGGTCTAAAATATTTATATGTGTACGTTATTTTAGTATTATTATTATTAATTGTTCAATATTTTAATATAAATACCATTATACAATTAAATAAAGAAAAAGAAAATATTGCCGACCATACTTATGGAAAATTGGGAGACTCGTTATACAATATAATTAGCGTACAAAGTTTTCAAAATATTCAAAAAGAAAATTCTATTTTAAAAGAAGTATTAATTAAATATTCTAATATATATTATGAATCTTTGATGAAATCAATTGGTTTTGATATATTGAATAAAATTTTGAATTATGTATTATGTCTCATATTAGGATATTTCTTAATAAAAGATTATTATTCCAATAAAATATCAAATAAAATATTATTTCAGGGTAGTCAAATTATTATTCTTATAGGTTATTTATTAGATTTAATTGGAGTAGTTGGACGTTCGATTTGTGACCGTTTTGGTGAAATTTTTGATATCAATGATTTTTTTAATAAAGAAGTTCCGTTTGATAAACAATGTAGAAGTGGTGAAGATACATTTATCAATGGAAATATTGAATTTAAACAAGTATATCACAAATATGATTTATCAGGTGTTTATATTCTTGAAAATATTTCATTGAATATCAAACAAGGAGAAAAAATAGCTCTTATTGGTGAAAGTGGTTCTGGTAAATCTACTTTGGTTAAATTATTGATGAAACATCAACACTTAATTATGGGCAATATTACAATTGGAAATGTCAGTGTGAAAAACTTATCCGCAGAAGAAATTGCTAAAAATATTATGTATATTCCACAAAATCCAAAATTATTCAATCGTAGTTTATACGATAATATAGTTTATGGATTGGATAAACCACCATCCAAACAACAAATTTTAGATATATTAAACAATATGGATATGAATATTATTTCAAATGATTTCAAAGATAAAATGGATGAATTATGTGGTCATGATGGTTCTTCACTATCAGGCGGCCAACGACAAATTGTATGGTTATTGAGGTCATTATATAGAGTAAAACCTATTATTATATTGGATGAACCAACATCAGCATTAGACCCTGAAAATAAAAAAATAGTTATGAATGCGATTAAAAAAATAGGCATTGGTAAAACAATTATCATTATTAGTCATGATGAGATTGATGGAGAATTTAAAAAAGTTCATTTTAAAAATGGACAAATCGTTGAATCAAATTTTTCAATGTATTTTTAAATATATGATGAATGGATTAGATTGTAGCTATATTTATCTATACAATTACTCTATAACATAGTCATTGTTCATATTGTTGGGTATTGGACTATTATGTTGTTTGAATTCTAATGGGTCTATAAAATAAGTATCAATTATATCAGGTGTAATTTGAAATTTTTCCAACGTTTCATTTTTAGTATTAATAATGATATAAAAAGAAGATATATAATCTCCTTGTTCTTTTTGTGTCATTTTTATATAATCATCTAATTTATATAGAGAGTCACCATCATAACGCATTTGAGGATCACGAATATAAAATTCACTTTCACTTTTTTTTTTTACATATTTTCTAAATATAGAAACTACATGACCAATTGGTTCTTCTAAAGTATTAAAAATACCATTATTTGAATTAACGTTTTGTGTATAATAAATAGAAAAAAATGTTCCAGTTTTACTTTTTATATATCTTTTTAATAAGGTTTGGGTGTATTTGTAATTTTTTAGTGAGGTATAATTTGAAGGTATTTTTAATTGTATCCACTCAAACGAACCTTTTTTATTATTATATTTTTCATACGCACCATTCATCATATTTACAATTTCTGTATGGTTTATTCCAAATATTTCACCATAATATTCACGATTTTCTATTTTATCTTGTAAGTATTCAGATGTGAATTTATTTGTATATCTTAATAATTGGAATACTTGAGAACTACAATCATTATTTTTTACTTTAATATGTTTAGGTCTTTCTCCATTTAGGTATTTCACCACTCCTGCCATTTTTGTTTTTGTTTTTTGTGTTTTTGTTTTTTGTGTTTTTGTTTTTTTTGTTTTTGTTTTTTGTGTTTTTGTTTTAACAACCATTAATATAATATAATATAATTATTAATATGGAATATACCTAATTACATTATTATCATACATAGTCACATTAAATGATTCTTTGTATCCTTCAACATAAACACTATCGCCATCATATAAATTATCACAACCATTTTGACTTGTACATCTCTTATTATTATGAACAATCGGTAATTTGATCGCATTATTTTTATCATTCATACAATAAAAGTTCCATTTGTCTCGATGTACAATTAAAGGACGACCCATTAAAGGTAATATAGTTTCATCACTTGGTCTAGTTAATATACCAACTTGTCTATAATTTGTATCAATACTTTGGGTGGGAACATTAACTGGAATAGACCCTCTTATGTCACGACTGGATACTAAATATCTATCATCTCTTAATGGTTCGCTATATGGATTTGCTAAAATATCATTACTATAAGGTATATTTGGTCTAAAAAAA